TTGGCTTCTGCGCCCGGCTGTGCATCAATTTGAAATTGCGACACACGACCATTGAATGCGTAATAAACGATATTTGTTCCATCGGTTGCGCTAATAACAAAAGTACGGTCAACCGTGCCGCTGTAAGCGTCACCACGAATAAGCAACAACTCAGCGTCCGATGGATTCCAAGGTGCTGTAATTGTTAGGCTAGTTGGTGCTGATTGCGTAGGAATCTTATCCGATTGTCGGCTACCAGCAACGCTAAAGTTTGCCATTGCATCGTCTTGCCCAAACGCAGGAACAGCTTCCACATTCACTAGGTTATCACTAACGGCAATTGGGGCAACGCTTGCAACCAAAGATAATTGCGCCGTGGTTAATGGGGTTGGCGTTGCTGTTGGTTGCATATATAGTGCTGCACTAAAGCCGGGTAGCACTTTGTTTGGGAGAGCCATGTTTATTCCTTAATAAAATTAAATGAATTCTGTCTTATGTTGGAATGTCCAAGGTGCAATCCAAAATTACTTGCTGCAACCCGATTTCGTTGTCGTATGTATTGTAGAGCCAATCTACATCGGCTTTAGATATATAAAACCCGCTTCCGCCACCAAATTGACCGCTGTAGCCATGCAAGGATTGTAATATCGTATTACTTAAATTCATAGCATCTTCAAAGGATTGAGCAAATATTGATATTTGAAATATCGGTCTATCAATGCCTTTGTTGTTTTGATTTGTGCCTGTATAAACTGGCTGATGCACATTACGCAAATTCCAAGTCAAAAACTTTGGTTGCGTAGCAAAATTTCTATTGAAATTGGCGTAAACAGGTACAGGCGTAACAATGCTTGCCAATTGATATTGGATAGCTTTTGCATAATTTGCTGGGTTATTTTGGCTCATACTGGTGTCACCGGATCGTTGCGGTAGCACATAAAGGTAATGCTCATGCGATCATCACCTTCGTAGCAGTCAATAATGCGCCAATCGTAACCACGCCAAGTTAATGAAAACAGGTTTTGCTGGTCAACAATTAACTTCATATTTGGGGTGTAATTGAATGTAAGCCCCACCAAGTCCGAATAAACACGGTAACGCTCGGCTATGCGTACATTGTTATGCACATCTTTAACTCGCCCACGGGTTGTAAACCATTGCGTGATAGTAGTGGTTTGTTCACCGTACAGGTTAATCCCGTTGGTGACGTTGTTGACCACTACGTTTTCATAACGGGCAATTGCCATTTACAGCACCAATGGCTTGTAGGGGCGCAACAAAGTTGCCACGCCAAATGGAATGTCGTGCAAAATCCCTGCCGTTGTGTTGCTGCGGTTGTTATAAATGTGAGTGAGCAACATTAACCCAGCTTGCTTAATGACAGGATAATTAGCAATTGCGTTTGCGCCACAAGTGTAAGTTACAACAATTGGGTTTGTGTTGTAGTTGTTAATTGATTCTGGCAAGCCAGTCACCACAACTTTATTGCCCGTAGGATCATAAAAATATGTGCTGTTACTAAGCGCAACTAAAACAGGCGGAGTTGCACCGTTGTAGTATTCCACGGAAACAATAGTGACCGTAGAGGATACCGCTGGCAAATCTAGGCTAATTTCAGTGCCACCCATGCCGTTAAAAGTGCCGTAGTACACTTTATAAGTAATGGGGAATATGGACATACCAAGGTAATCCTCAATAGCCATACGGGTCGCTAATTCAACACTGCTTAAATAAGTGTTTTGGCTTGAATCTTCAAACAAATTTAATTGCTGTTGGATTTCGGCGAGCGTAAGCCATGCGGACGCAATGTTGCGGCTAACCTGTTCAACTTTTTCGTAGTTGAACGGGTTGCGGGAAGTGCCTAGATACGGATTTCCTGACAAGCTATCCACGGGCATAATCTATCCTTAAGCACCAAACAAGCGGACACCAGCAAATACGTCACGAATTGTTGAACAAACACGCTTTTCAGCAAACAAGTAAATAAAGCCCGGTGATGTTTGGTCAAAACGCTTAATGCTCATCATCTCGTTGTCTGCGATAGTGAAGAAATTGCTCCACTCAGCAAGGTAAACAGGATATTTGCCAACGCCGCTAATGTCCATGTATGGGTTAGGAATTACACGGTGTCCAAAGATGTAAAGCACTGCACCACCGTCTTCGCTACCAAGTTCGATAAAATGGTTTGCGCTGCCGGACTGTTTAAGTTTACGCAATGCACCAATAGTTGTTGGGTGCATCATCCATGCGGTAGTTTCTTTGTATAAAAACTGTGAGGGCAATGCAGCTTGCAAGTTTGCCAAATCATCATAAGCAACCGCTTGGTGCGCTGCTTGCTCAACTTGCAACATTGTATGCAAGCCGTTCGTAATTGCCGAGCCGCTAGAGCCAAATGATGCTGTGCTTGTTGATCCTGCATAACTGTTAAGCCCACGCAAACCACTAGTTGCGCCGTAATTAACGGTGGTGCTACCAGCTTGGTCACTGTTAAACATCATGGACAAGGCTTCTTGCTGTGAGAATTCCAGCATTAAATCATCAACCAAGGCTTCTTCAAGTGAGTTAATGTCGCTCAATACAGCGGTACGCACTGGCACACCAGCGTTTAGCGAGCGCACTGGAAGTTGCCAAAATGATGTGGCAATGTTTGGCGAGCCTGTGTTGTTGTTGATTGGATAGCCCCAAGGGTTGTTGGATGCGCTCTCAATCAGCGTAGCGTTACCAGTTTTGACCACAAACGCTTGGTCTGAACCAATCGTATCAATAATTCGTGCGCCATCACGCAGCGGGTTGTGTTCACGCTTTGGGGCAAAGGCATCGTCATAAATGACTCGTCCACCAACATTCGAACCCGACCCAGTTAGTGTTGATGCTTCTTTAAGGTTAACTGTTGATTCACCTTCGATCAGGGCTTTTTTTACGGATTCAAGAATTAGGCTCATAGTCATTCCAAAAAATTAGTTAAGTAAAGAGGGGAGCTTTTACACCCCCCTCCATTTACTTAGGTTGCAGTACCAGTTGAACGGTAGCGCACGATTGCGAACGGATCAACAACCGAGGTTGCCAGACGCTTTTCACCGTAGAAAGTGATAAAGCCGGGCAGCGTTTGGTCGTAACGGCGCAGAATCATGTTCAAGCGGTCAACGATGGTAAAGCCTTTCTGCCAGTCACCAAAGTACATTGGGTAATAGCTAGTTGTGCCAGCCGAACCCGTTGTTGGTTGTGATGGGCTGTCAACATAACGGTTAACCACAACATCAAAGCCAAGCATCGAGCCAACGATACCGTCTGTGCGAGCCAGACCGTCAACATAGATTGGTCGACCTTGTGTATCTACCAAACCACGGATAGCTTGGAGCAAGATTGGGCTAACAACAAACTTAGCCGATTCTGTCCAATACTGTTGTGGCAGACTGTAGATAAAGTTGATGACGTCTTTGTATGTAATAGCGTTTGCGCCGACTGTGTTGACGTTTGAAGTCAATTGGTCGTAAGTCGCAAGGCTATGCAGACCGGACGATGAGCCAGTGCCGCTTGAACCGAAAGCTGCGGTAGAAACCGTGCCACCAGCATAAGTTGCATTTGCGCCGCCGTATTGGTCAAGACCACGCAGACCGTTAGAGCCACCATAAGGCAAACTGGTTGCGCCTTGATCGTTGTTTTGAATCATGGACAATGCTTCTGATTGGCTAAATTCAGCCATCATGTCGCTGACTACGTTGGCTTCCAATCCATCGATATCGTCCAGTGCTGCGGTACGAATTGGGAATTGGACGTTCAAGTCTTGCAGCGTCAGTTGCCAAATGTTTGTGGCTTCTGTGGTTGCATCGCCGTTGTTTTGAATTGCATAACCCCAAGCTGCACCAGCGTTGCCAACTTTGGCACGGAACTGGTAAGTTGCGCCATCGGTAGCGACTGCACGGGCAACGCCACGCATAGGATTCATCAAACGCAAAGGAGCGAACACGGGGTCATAAGCCGTGCGACCACCAACACCAGCACCGCCGCCTGTAAGGGCTGAGGCTTCTTTCATAAACGCATCGTACTGTCCTGCGTCTTCAAATATTTTTAATTCTTTTTCGACCTTAGCACCGGATTTGTAAAAATCACGGATTTGCTCTTTTACCGAACGGTTGATGCCTTCGGAAACGGTCTTGTAAGTTTTGATGGTTGGCACGGATGAGATTGAAGATACTTTTGCCTCAAGTGCGGCAACTTTTTCTTCAAACGAAGCCTTAACTTCTTCAACAGCGGCAACGGCTGCGGATTTTGCTTCTTCAATCTTAGCAACTTGAGCGGCTTCGATTGCGTCTAGCTTTTCAGTGATTTTGTCTAACATGATAATTCCTTAAAGTCGTTTGGAGAGTGCTTTCAACAATTCTCTTTCCTCAAGGGCTTTTAGAATTGCATCAGCTTCATTGACCACCGCATCAGGCTCACCCTGCTTTGGGGCTTCCCCAGAAATCTTGGTAGCGTCACGCTGTTCCAATACTTTCTTGAGGACAGAAGATGCGGTGGTCGCATCTTTGCGGGACAGTCCTGCATCACGCAAGACTTTCTCGATGGTTCGTGGGTTTGCGTTCCCGTCTGCGTCAAAGTATTCAAGTTGATGAATATTCGCTTCGGGGTTGTTCGGATACATCACCACCGAAATCTCACGCAGCCCACCTTTTGTAATTTGAAAATAAGCGTCTTGCTCATCGTCCATTGCGTCCATGTCAAATTCTTCGCCCATTGCGTTGACATAGCGAGCTTCATCGGCGTAAGCACCAACAGATACACCGCCAAACATATTTGGGGATTCTTTGAGGACGGAATAAAGGTCAGAGCCAGCAACCGTATTCAAGTACAGTTTGCCGCTTGCGCTCATGCCTTCTTCGTCAAATGTGACGCTATTCCACTCGCCTACGGGCATACCCATATCGTTGTGGTTGAGAAACATTGGCATTGGTTTGCCAGAGTTTGCAAATTCGTCTGCCCATTGTGCAAAACCTTCGGGCTGGTAGTTGAATTTGCGTCCGTCTGCGCCTTCCCTTGCGCCCCATGTAGTCACACGGGCTTCAATTTTGCCGCTAGGGTTGGTGGCTTCGTCTGCGGTTTGTCCGAGCTTGACTTGCGCTTCGCAGACTAATGTAATGTTTTTCATTGATTGCCCCAAGGGTAATGGATTGGTCATTATCTTGTATTTTGGGCATAACTACTTTTTTCGGTAGTTTAGCATCAGGCTTCTTAATTTGTGAAGATAACAATGCACAAATTTTATTATCAATGCTCATTAGGTTGTTCCAATGTTCATTTTTCGCCGTTGATTGCCGCCACCGCCACCAGTATCTTGGGGTGATGTGCCTGTCATATTATCTTGTTTTTTACTGCTAATGAGTTCGTCATGCCCGTCTATTTTAGGCATATTTAGGTATTCTCTAGCTTCGTTTGCGGACATAATGCCAGCGTTTACGCCCTGCACGGCAAAGTTGATTTGATCCAACGCTGCGCCTTTGAGGAAGTCTTTTGTATCAAAGCGGACGCATAGATTGGGGTAGCCTTTGAACAAATGATAATTCAATTTCTGTTCAATGTTGATAATCATCGGATACATGGTGGCTTTGTAAAACTCGTCCATCATGGTTTGGGTGTTGTTGTATTTTTGGTCTGCAATGCCAATCATCGCTGGCGGTACACCAAACAAACCGCAAATACGCTTCATGGTTTGGTTTTTCAATTCCTGCGTTTGGGTGTCTTGCAGAGTCAGCATCTCTAGCGGCTGGTATTTCATCCCTTGGTCTAACAGCATTCCTTGACCGGGCTTGCTTAAGTCGGTGCTGCGGCTGCCCGTCATGCTAGACCACGCCTCTTTTAGTCGGCTGGCAATTTCTTTGTATTTTGCATCGGGAATAACTTGCTCGGTTACAAACATACCGGACGGTTTTGCGCCGTTTTGCATAATGAAGTTGGCGTATAGGTCAATATCTTGATCTAGTGCGACTAATTCCGTAGCCAAAATGCCTTTATTAAAGCCCGCCGAACCTTGCCAAGCTGCCTCTTTAATGTGCATAACTTGGTGTGCAGATAAAGGCTCATCTTTGTTAAAACCGTAGCTCGGTGTGGATAGTGTGTATGCAGGGTAACGGGTATCGGTCAGCCGACTGGTGATAAGCGTAGCGTCTAGGTTGTACATCTCAATCGGTGTTTGCATTGAGTCTTGTTGGTCTTTGCGCCACCAGAGCGTAAAGGTTTCACCCGCCAAGTCTTGCCACATCGACCATTGATACCAGAATTCGTACTGGCTCTCAAAATGGTTTGGATTGCGTAACAAATTCAATACTTGTTTGGCTTTGGCTTTGTCTCTTGCGCCTACTTTGCTTGATTGCAAAGCATCAACAAAAGTGCCATCGTCTTGCTTGGTCATTATGCTAATTGGCAATTGAGCCAATGCACGGGCTTTAACACCAACTGCCGCCATTACCGTACTATTACGGGTGAGCACGGACATATCAATGACACGCCCAGCCGTAGTAACGCTGCTAGTGGTTACATATAAAAGCTGTTGGCTAACAGTTTGTCTGCCGCCTTGACCTTGATATATAACATTGTTACCTAATTGAGTTTGTCCAAATAGGGTATTTGCCTCATTTTGAGCTTTTGGTTTGCTCTTAAATCTGTCAAAAATACCCATTTTTTGCCCCAATTATTTAATTAAAAACTTCTAAATCCAAACGAATTAGACACATACGGGTTATCCAAACTGCAATGCGCCGCTATGATAAGCGCAATAATACCATCAACCTTTGCAGATTTGTCAGCTTCGTTTTTACGGACTTTAATATTTCCGTTCACATCCTCATATACTTCGCAATTGCCTAGTTGCCAACCCACAAAAGGGTTTCCATCATGCTTGATTTGTTGATTAAGAATCAACTTTTCAATATATTTTGATGGATTGCTCAAAGTAGCCATACCTTGCCCAACCTTTTTGACTGGTATGCCATCATCGTGCAGTCGGGCAACTAAGGACGCTGCGTTGTATGCGTCATAGCCAACTTCTTTAACATCGTACAGGCTGCATTGCTGTTTAATGTACTCGCTTATCTCCCGGTCATCCATTACGTTGCCTTCGGTCAACCGCAAGATGCCGCTCTTGACCGCTACCCTAAAAATGTCTGCGTAATGTTTGGGGATAAGTTCAAAGCCAGCTTCAGGCAAAAAGAATTGCCAGTGGGCTTCGTAGTCCAGTTCGCCGTAGCGTTTAAGTGTGCAAACCGCATTCAAGTCACGGGT